ATGATTGGAAAAATGGTAAAGCTCCGCGTCAAAGAACTCCGTCAAAGAAAGGGCATGAGCCAGACCGATCTTGCCAAGGCGATGAATGTTTCCTCGGCCGCCGTTGGCAAATGGGAGAGCGGCGAGTACCAGCCCACCACCGACAAGCTGCCGCAGCTTGCGATGCTGCTGGGCGTTGATATCAGCGCACTGTTTGAAGTGGAAACACCGGGCCGGCTGCCCGGAACGCTCTAAGTTAGGAGGATAGCATCATGCCGAGAGAACATGAGTCATTTCGCGATCAGTTGCAATCGCTGCGTGAGCAGTTCGATGGTCAGGAAGTCCTGACGATGGATCAGAGCTGTAAGCTGCTCGGCCTTGACCGCGACGCACTGGTCAATGACAAAGCGTTTCCTGCCAAGAAGGTCGGAAAGAAGTACATTATCCCGATCGTGCCGCTGGCACGTTGGATGTCCACCTGGTAATACCATATCACGAAAGGAGCTGTAAAACCATGTATCCCGAGTACCCGAATTTATACCAAAGGGCACGCAAAGCTACCTACTTTTCACAAGAAGAGGCAGCCGAACGACTTGGACTTTCCACCGAAAGCCTGAAACAATATGAGAGCGGCCGACGCACTCCACCTGATGCCGTGGTAGCGCGAATGGTCGACGTCTATGATCTGCCGTGGCTCGCCCTGGAGCACAGCCGCGCGACAGATCTGCTGGGCGTCCTGCCGGAGGTTAAGGCAAAGACGCTGCCGGTGGCGACGATCACGCTGACCAACCGGCTGAGAGACGCGGCGGACTGCATCAACGGACTACTGCGCATTGCCGAGGACGGCGTGATCGATGAGAGCGAGCGGTCGGAATTCGATGTCATCGTGCAGGAGCTGCGCGAGACCATCGCCGCGGCCTATCAAGTGATCTACGCTGACGGCGCAAAAAAAGAACGCCCCGACGGTGGCACGTCGAAGCGTTCATGTTCTCAGAGGTTCGAATCCGAAAACGATTGCAAGAACAGTATAGCATACTCACGCGGAAATGCAAGCCCCGTTTTAACAAAGGGGGTGTATGCACGATGACCGGATGGACGCTTTTCTTCGCATTCGTGGGCGTGAGTGTGACGGTGACAAAGTTTGTTGACTTAATCGAGTACATCGGAGGGGATGCACGTGGCAGAAAAAGACATGCAGCCAAGCGATAACATGAGCGAGAGCCGGATCAAGTCCGGCCGGAAGCAGCGCTTTACCGTGCTCTACAAATCAGCCATTGAGGACAAGCGCCTGCCGCTCGACGCGCGCGGGCTGCTGGCCATCATGGTCGGCCTGCCGGACGGGTGGCAGTACTCCGTCAAGGGCCTCGCGGCCTATGTAGGCGTGAGCAAGGATACCATTCGCAGACTGCTCGAAAAGCTTGAAAAAGTGGGGTACTTAACTCGCGAGCAGACGCACGACGAGAACGGTCATTTTGCCGGTAATGTCTACGTTTTGCAGGACGAAGCGCCACCGTTGTCGGAAAACACCGACAACGGTGAAACCCGACAACGGGAAAAACCGTCATCGGGTTTTCCGACCCAAATAAATACTAAAAGAACCAAAGAAGAAAAGAAACAAACCCCTATAGCCCCCGCGGAGGTCGTAGAGGTCGTGGAGAAATACTGCGGCGAGGACGACGAGCTGCGCGAGTGGATCATGGGGCTGCTGGAAAACCGGATCAAGATCAATCGGCGGAAAGCCGTCGAGACCGAGCGCGCTATGAGCGGGATTTTGCGGAAACTGGACAAGTTGTCGGACGGGCGGCGTGAGGTGAAGATCGCGCTGCTGGAAAAGGCAATTAGCATGAATTGGCTGACCGTCTACGAGCTCAAGCCGGACGAAATGCCTGCGGTCAGGACGGAGGGCAGCGCGGCGCTGCCGCTCGGCTGGGGGGTGTGAGCATGGCGCAGGAGACAAAGGCGCGGCCGGGGCTGGAAGCCGAGACCGCGGTCATCGGCGCGATGGTCGCCGCGCCGGAGATCGTCAAGGACATGCTGTTTACCGTCCACGAGCAGGACTTTCGCATCGAGATCAACCGGCAGATTTTCCGCGCGGCGCGCGACCTGTATCTGCGGGCAAAACCGGTGACGCCGGTGACGATCCGCGACAAGGTCGGCAAGGAGTCGAGCGAGTATCTCGCGCAGCTGCTTGAGATCACGACGACCAGCGCCAACTGGCGCGAGTATGCCGCTATCATGGCCGAGCAGGCCAGCATGCGGCGCATGCAGGAGCTTGCGATGCAGGTGGCCGCAGCCGGCACGGCGCAGGAGTGCCGCGAGCTGGCGGCGAAGCTTCAGCAGGAGCAGCGCGGCGGGCGGCAGATCACGGCCTACACGATGGAGGACATGATACAGGACTTCGCGGCGCGCCAGACGGCCAAAGATCCGGTGCGATACGTCCGCTATGGTCTCGCCGAGGTGGACGACGGTACATACACGCAGCCGGGCGACGTGGTCATCATCGGCGGGTACCCCAGCGACGGTAAGACGGCGCTGGCACTGCAAATGGCGATGCGGATGGCGCGCGAGTGGCGCGTGGGCTTTTTCTCGCTGGAGACCGACCGCCGGAAGGTAACTGACCGCGTGGTCGCCGCGCTAAACGATATCAGCTTTACGGCCATCAAACGCAGAGAGCTGACGGACAAGGACTGGGAGCGGTTTGCGGCCAAGAGCGCCGCGGCATCCGCACTCAAGTTTACGCTGATCGAGGCGGCCGGATGGAGCGTCAGCGATATTACCGGTGCGGCCGAGGCGTTTGACTTCGACGTGATCTTCATCGACTACGTGCAGCTGATTCAGCCAAGCTCGACGCGTATTATACGCAGTGAGCAGGTGGCGGAGATCTCCCGTGAGCTGCACGCCTTCGCCCAGAGCCGGAAAAAGCTCGTGATCGAGCTGGCGCAGCTGACGCGCGAAGATCGCGTTGCGGTACCTAAAAAGGGCAAGCCGCAGCAAAACGAGCCGCGCATGAGCGACCTGAAGGAGTCCGGCCAGCTGGAGCAGGACGCGGACATGATCTTCATGATCTACCGTCCTGTCCAGGGCGGGGACTATGACCCTGCGAAGTCGCGCTTCCTGCGCATCGTGAAGAACAAAGAGGGCCTGCTGCTGCGCACGCTGCTGTGGTTCGATGGCGATAAGCAGACCTTTACGCCGATGACGATGGAGTCGGCACGCGAGGCTGAGGAAGACAAGAAACTCGTCGAGCGGAATGCTCGCAATGAGCGCATGAGCGGCGCAAAGCGCCGGTAGAGAAAGGAGAGACATCATGCCGTATATTGGACAGCCGATCACCTGGACGCCCTGCGCGTACTGCAATCTGGACGGCAAAGAGAACCCCAAGAGCACGCGAGAGCGGAAGAAGGTGCGCGGCAGGATCGTGTGGATCAACGAGCTGCACCACTTCTTTTTGGTGGAGGCGCAGGTCTTTGGGTACACGATGCGCGAGTGCTTCAAATTTTGAGGGCGCGACATGGCGGGGAAAATGAAAAGCAAGTGCTATGGCTGCAAGGAGCGGTATCCCGGTTGCCACGATAAGTGCGAGGACTATCGCGCGTGGAAGGCGGCGATTGATGCCGAAAATGAGAAGATCAGAGCAGAGAAAAAAGATTACGAAGATTTCGGTGATTATCAGTACCGCGCAGCCAAGCGGCTGCGGAAATAAAAAAAACAGGAGGACAAAATGAAAACGATTGCGATCATGAACTACAAGGGCGGCGTCGGCAAGACGGTCACGACGATCAACTTTGCGGCCGAGCTCGCGGCCACAGGCAAAAGCGTCATCGTGATGGACGCAGACGGCCAGTGCAATCTGAGCGATATTTTCCGCGCGGACACGCTTCACGGCGGCACGACCTACGAGGTGCTGACCGGCGAGACAGGTGGCTATTGGGACGAACTGGTGCAGGACACGCCTGTTGAGGGAGTGAAGATCGTCCCGGCCAGCGCGGAGCTGCCGAAAGCAGACATCGCTGCACTGACCGGCGAGCGGTTGGCGAAAAACGGCATCCGCGATTTTTGCCTTGCGGTGGCCGAGGACGAGGGCGCAGACTATATCCTCATCGACTGCCCGACCGCTTATAACGCGGCCACGGTGGCGGCGCTGGGCGCTGCGGACGAGATCATTATCCCTGTCGAGCTGGAGGGATTTTCCCTCCATGGCGCGGGCGAGATCCGCAGTCAGGTTGCCAACATGCGCACGGTTAATCCGCGGTTGCGCATCGCGGGTGCGCTGATCACCAAACGGCGCAGCACGCGTATGCAGGAGGCTGCGGAGGATGCGCTTCGTGTAAGCGGTATCCCGGCATTCCAAACGTACATCCCGCTGCGGGCTTCCGTTCCGGCAAGCATGTCCAACCTCAACGCGAGCAAGACACTGAGAGGGTACGCACCCAAGGACGCCGCGACAAAGGCGTATCACGATTTCACGCGGGAGTATCTGAGCAAGGGAGGCGCAGTCAATGGCTAAGGGCAAGTTTGACATGAGCGAGTTTCTCACGCCGGTTGAGGGCGTACCCGAATCGGATACGATGCGGGAGATCGCGGCTGACGATATCCTTGACAACCCGCTGAACTTTTACCCGAGACCGGACAACGGAAAGCTCGCCGAGCTGATGGAATCCATCCGCGCGAATGGACTGCTGGAACCGCCGACTGTCGTTGCTGCCGGTGATGGCAAGTACCGCCTGATCTCCGGACACAGCCGGATGAGCGCGGTGCGGCTGCTGGCAGCCTATAAGGACGCCGCTGTTGCCGAGCGTTTCCAGCGCGTTCTGTGTCGGGTGCTGCCAAGCATGACGCCCGAGCAGGAAGAGTGCGCGGTGATCGAGTCGAACCGGCAGAGGATCAAGTCCCCAGCACTGCTGGCGCAGGAGGCCGAACGGCTGACGCAGATCTACATCAAACGCCGCGAGGCGGGCGAAAATCTCCCTGGCCGCATCCGCGACCGCGTGGCCGAGGCGATGCAGGTCAACAAGACCAAGCTCGCCAACCTGAGCGCAATCAAGAACGGAATCAAAGTGCCGGGGATTCGCAGGGCGTGGGAAGAGGGCAGATTGCCGGAGGCCGCAGCGCTTGAGATCGCCCGCATGGACGACGAGACGCAGTACCGGCTGCTCGACTGGGTGATCGTCAATCACCGGAGCTACACGATCAAGGACGTGCAGGAGTTCGTGAAATCCAGAGCGAAAGACGAGCAGGCCGTAGAGGATGAAAAGTATATCGAGCTGCTCGGGCATATCCATGAACGTCTTGAAAGAGAGCTGCGAGGATGTAAAAATCGAGAGGAAGGGATCGAGACGCTTAAAAAAGCGCTTCGGTGGGCCGGAGGCGGCAGCAAAGAGTTTGGTTGGCAGGGGGAGGCCAAGGGCCTGGTTCTACACGGAGAAGACCAGAAGCGAATCCTGCGCCCGTGGGCGACTGTGTGGGACATGCTTGCAGCGATGAGAATGCAAGATGGGCCTGCGTTGGATGGTAAATCGCTGGACATTCTGCATAAAAAGTCCGAGCCAAAAGGGGAGCGAAACGAAGAACTGCTTGCGCTTGCATGGCATGAGTCGGACATTGAACCTCCAAACGGCGCACATATTGTTTTCATCGATGAAAGCGGAATCGTTGACGATGACGAATACATCAACGGCAGGCTAAAAAGCGGCTATACCGACTGGGACGAGGTGCTTCTTTGGACTATGCATCCGGACGACCCGTCGCCGACCAAGGCGGCGAGCTTGCCGGAATGGTTGCCGCTGGATGCAGAGCACTGGCCGGAGGAAGGCGCACTGGTCGTGCTGAGCTATCCGACAGGGCTGGGCGGCAGTGCCTATCTGACGGCGCGGTGCGGAGGCAGCGCAAGCGACCGGTACCCGTTCGTTTCAACCGACGCGGGGATCTCCGCACAAGAGGTTGTGGATTGCAAATGTGACAGCTGGCTGCTGATTAGCGAGAGACAGAGAGGAAAGAAATGAAGCGATCCGGATATTTGCAGCAGAGAGACGCGAGAACGCAGATGCTGCTGGACGTGATGCAGCGGACGATGAAGCAGTACATGCTGGACACGCTGCTGATTACGATGCACGAGGACTTCGGCTGGGGCTATGATCGCCTCAGCCGCCTCGCGGAAAAGTGGGGCGAGACATATGACGTCTATTTCCCAGCGATGCAGAGCACCGACGAGTCGGACGTCTACCAGGAGAGGCTTGACCGGGCGACGCTCAGCTATATCGGGGACAACCAGTTTTATTCGTTCACGGAGCGCTACCCGGAAATTAAGCAATTAGGCTATGGGCCGAGGAGGGGAAAATGAAAAACAAAGAGATTTTGACCGCGCTGCGGTGCTGCGTGCATACCGAATGCACCAAATGCCCGTTAAATAACGGAGATCCCATGGACATTGAATGCGTCAGCGAGATGGTGGGCACCGCTGCGGATTTGATCGAGAAGCTGACTGGCCGCTGCGCGCGCTACGCCGAGGAGATCGCGGTGCTGCAGGAGCGGGAGAAAGCATTGGAGGCGATGGAGAAATGACTGACGTGGAACGCAAAACTTTCTGCGCGGCGCTCAGCCGCTACGGCGCGCAGGCGCAGATCACGATGGTCTTTGAGGAGATGGCCGAGCTGCAGGACGTGCTGTGCAAATTCCTGCGCGGGCGTGTGGACGGTGACACGCTCGCCAACATCGCCGAGGAGATCGCCGACGTTGGTATCATGCTCGACCAGATGGCGATCGAGTTTGAGGTCGAGGACGCGGTGGCGGAGCAGCGGGCCTTTAAGGTCCGGCGGCTGTGGGAGCGTCTTGATTAGGTGAAAAGCTACGAAGGGGGAAATCGTGTGAGGTTGCTGGTGATGCTGGCGCTGGATGCACCGGATGACGCCGATCCGCAGGGTATCAAGGAAAAAGTGGCGATGGACTTTGAGAAGTATGGCGGCGTGCACGTGGTCAAGGTCGAGCGCGTCGACGAGTATCAACAGATGACGATGGAAGGAGATCGACATGCAAAAAATCAACCTGAAGAAGACCACGAAGGAACAAATGCTCAACATGTTGGAAACGGCGTGGCAGGCCAATGCAGAGGCCAACGAGGAGATTGCCGCGCTAAGTAAGCGAATTGAAGAACAGAACGACGCGCTTGCCAAGTGTGTTGCCGAGAAAAATGGGTTGCGCGATCAAGCGCGAGACGCAACGGGTAATGCAGAATATTGGCATGGTCGGTTTAACAACGCCTTCAATGTTACAGAGGTACAGCGCCAAAGGATAAAGGAAGACGCTGATGAGCTGCGCCGTGAGCGCGTAAATGTTGAGACGATGACTAATCAAAGGAATGCGGCGATTGCGGAAAGCAAGGACCTGCGCACAAAGCTCGCCGACACTGAGGCGGCGCTTGGGCGGGCGAATGCAGAGGTATCGAGAGTGACGGTTGGCTGCCGGCAGGTTGAAGAAGAATGCGATTATATGCATCAGCAATGGAGCAACGCCGAGCAGCGCGCCAATTATGCAGAAGCTCACCCGTGGCGCAATCTGTGGGCGTGGGTGAAGAGGGAGCTGGGGTGCGCCGAATGAAAAGAAAACGTATGATTAAGCTGCTGATGAGCCTTGGCTGCGACAGGAACAATGCAGCGCGGTGCGCAACGCTGGCGGATGGCAATTTGCCGCATGCGGTGTTGTATTACGATCTGCTTGAGGAGTTTATCCGTACATACTATGAGCATCTGGATAAGACCGTTGTTGAGGGCGACATGACCGGCACCGTCGCCGGTATGCTGGGGAGCCACCTGTATGGATGAGTACTGCATCGTGAGACAGCGGGCGGGACCATTGGTCAAAGCCTTTGCGACGGACCGATCGTGTTTCCTGCGGAAAAACGGGGAGTGCATCCGCTCGCGGTGCGGACCGGCGATGAGCCGCACGACAGTTGACAAGCTGGAGCTGCGGCTCGCGCTTTTTGAGTACGACGGTGTTTTCCACTCGCTGACATTTGCGCCGGAAAATCTACCGGAGAGCCGGAAGGACGTGCAGCAGATCTGGAACACCTACCTTAAGCGCCTCAAGCGCTGGGGCAGCGGTAAGCCATTTGACTATGTTTACCGCATCGAGGGGCTGCATGACAGCCTACATATTCACGTCTTTTTGAGGGACAGTGAATACCCTGCGGTGCTCGTGAGGCGGCTGTGGGATTGGGGCGAAGCCTACGATGTGCCATACACAAAGAAGAAAATCCTGCAAGAGGACGGCTACCGCAGGCTTGCCCGATATTTCACCAAGGAGCGGCCAGAGGTCGGACAGCACCCGTGGGGGCCGTCGCGGACGCTCAAGCCCAAAGTGCCGCTGCCAGAGGTCAAGACCAGCAAGACCGGCCGCATCTACGTCCCGCGGGATGCGGTCATCTTGCCGCTTGAACACAACGAGGCAAAGAGCGAGTGGGGGCTCTATTCGTACTCCAAGTATCTTACCTACTGAAAATAGTACTTTTATTTTAGATAATGATTTCTTATTCTTGAAACCTAATGAATATTTACGGACAAGGCGAAGAAAGTGGTGAAAAAGCATTGCAAACCGAGGGAAAAACTGCTAAACTGGACACAAAGAACGGATGGCTCCTCTGCCCGCGATGCGGCCGAGGGAAAGTCCTCCGGCTCAATCCCGAGACCAGGGCGCGGTCGTTGACCGTGTACTGCAAGATCTGCGGGAAAGAGTCGATCGTGAATATCGACGAGTGCCTGTGCCTAAGAGCCTGTGCCACATGATCCGCGAAAGCGGTTTGTGTCGGCGCAGGCTTTTTGTTTTGCCCGGAGGTGATAGCCCGTGAGCAAAAAGCCCCTCCGACCGTGCCGGTATCCTGGGTGCTACGAGCTGGTGAGCGACGGGTACTGCGCAAAGCATCAACCGGCAAAGCGGTCAGGACAGCGCAGCGCTGAGGCCGAGTCCTGGCGCTGGATGTACTTCACTGACGAGTGGCGCAGGGACCTGCGCCCGACGCAGCTCATGCGCGAGCCATTCTGCCGAGAGTGTGCCAAAGCTGGCAGGCGCGTCCGCGCTACCGACGTCGACCACATCGTCGACCACAAGGGCGACTGGGCAGTGTTCTGTGACCGCAGCAATCTCGAGAGTCTGTGTCACAGCTGCCACAGCCGCAAGACGGCGCGGGAAATGTACGAAAACCGCAGGCGTTCGAAGCTTCGCCGCGCAGCCTCCAGGCGGTAGGCTTGGGCGCTCAGGCGCGTCGCAGGAGCGTCGCGCGGGGATTCCTTGCGGAGGGGTGGCCGGGGTTTTGAAGTTTCGACGAAGTGCGCCATAACCGCGAGGCCTCCGACGGACGAGAAATTTTCCCCACGGGGAACGACGAGAAAGGAAGTGAGAACATGAGCGGAAAGAGACAGCCGACGGCGCTGGTGGAGGCCAATGGCCGGAAACACCTGACGCAGGCTGAAGCCGATGAGCGGCGTGATCGTGAGATCTACATGCCGCCGGCGGACGAGGTCACTCCGCCCAATTGGTTGCCAAAACGGCTCCGGGCAGAATACTGCGAGATCGGAGAGATGCTCAACGGTGCCGGCTTGTATGCTGAGCTCGACCGCGATGTTCTCGGACAGTATTTTCTTTGCCGCGAGCGCTGGACCAAAGCCGACAAGAAAGCGGCAGCGGCCATCAGCAAGAACGACGAAAAGCTCGCCAAGGAATGGACGAGCATCCAGGGCGCTTATTTCAAGCAGGCGCGCCAGTGCGCCGAAGCAATGGGGCTTTCGGTCACCTCCCGCTGCCGTATTGTCGTCCCGACCGCGATCGTCAATGCTGCGAGCACGGCTGGTGATGACCGCAGCGGCGTAGATGAGTTCTCGGAGATCCTGCGCCGCCGTCAGGAGCAGGCGCTGAGCCGAGGCGTTGGGAATGGCTGATCGATTTGAGAAGAGTGCCGGGCAATTTGTCTGCGACTTCATCAGCCGCCTGCCGACGACCGACACCGGACAGCTCTTTCACCTATATGACTGGCAGCGCAGCGCGCTGATGGAGTTCTATGGGACGCTCGTGTCTGATTCGGGCACCGACGCGATCCCCACTCCAATCAACGCAAATTGGCTGCGAAAATACTGGTATCTCTATCTCGAGATCCCAAAGAAAAACGGTAAGAGCGAGCTTGCGGCCGCTCTGGGACTCTACCACCTGTTTGCCGACGGCGAGCTGAATGCCGAGGTCTATATCTGCGCCGCGGACAAGGAAAACGCCTCCATCGTCTATAATGCAGCAGTCTTTATGGCAACAAGTGCACCGTGGACAGCAAAGATGATTGCCCGCGGCGAGCTGAAAATCACCGAGAGCCGCAAGCGCATTGAATACCGCAGACGGATCAAGACCGGAAACGGCGGCTACAAGTGGGTAACGGTTGGTATCATGCAGGTGCTATCCGCAGAAGCCTACAGCAAGCATGGCTACAAGCCGAGCTGTGTCATCTTTGACGAGCTGCACGCCCAGCCGAACCGCGACTTGTGGGATATCATGACCGGCGAAGCGGGCGCAAGCAGAAGCCAGCCGGTGTGGATCGTGCTGACAACGGCCGGCGATGACCCAGACCGCAACTCCATCGGCTGGGAAATACACGCGAAGGCGGTCGCGATCCGCGACGCCAGGCAGCTGCGGCGCATTCAGGAAGAAGGCGGCGACGCGCGCAAGGTCCTCTCGCTAAGGCATGCCGCTGACGAGGACCTTGCCGACGCGGAGCAGGAGCTTCTTGAGCGCGATGAGGAAAACTGGCTGCCGATCTTGTACGGCTTGACCGCCATGTTCGGTGACGACCCTGACGATCTTGCCAAACTCGATATCTGGGATGAAAACCTGTGGTATCTCTGCAATCCTTCCCTCGGGAAGCACCTGCGGTTGCGCAACGTCCGAATGGAGGCAATGGCCGCCAAAAAGAGTGAAGCAAACGAACGGAAATTCCGCTGGCTGCGCCTGAACCAGTGGATCACGACGAAGGCGGTCAGCTGGATCTCGCTCAATCTGTACGACAAAACGCAGTGGGGGCCGAGCAAGAAGACCGTGCGAGAGGAATTTCTGTACCAGCTGGACGGCATGATCTGCTACGGGGGCGTCGACCTGTCGACAAGCCGAGATCTGACGGCATTTGTACTGCTCTTTCCACCCCAGCCCGGACTCGACACTGCCGTGATCTGGCCCTATGGCATCTGGAGGCCGGAAGCAACGGTAGATGAAGCTGAAAGCCGAGATCATGTTCCCTATCGAGACTGGGCACGCGCAGGTTTTTTAACACTCTGCCCCGGCGAGGTGAACGATTACGATGACATCGAGTCGCGTATCCGAGAGGCAAGCGAGCGGTTTGACCTGCAGATGGTCGGCTTTGACCCGTATCTGAGCCGCACGATCACGCAGCGGCTCGCGCCCTTTGTGCAAACCATTGAGATCCCGCAGGATCTGAAGAACATGAGTCCGGCGATGAAAGAAATGGACGACATGATGCAGCGGCACACGCTGCTGCACGTGCATAACACGTGCTTCAGGACCACATTCGGCAACGTGAGGTGCCATGAAGACGGAAACGGCAATATCAAGCCGATGAAGAACAAATCGACCGGCCGCATCGACCCAACGGTCGCCGCTATCATTGCGATGGCGGTTTGGATGATCGCGAAAAATCAGAAACCCGACCTTGCCGAAGCTGTTGGCCGGCCGGGATTCAGTCTGTGAGGAGAAAAGATGAAAAGAATTGCCGCAGCGATACAAGGCGCCGCGCTGGTACTTGGATGCGCGCTGATTGCAATAGGAACGGCTATGATCTACGTTCCGGCCGGAATGATCACAGCGGGAGTCCTGCTTGTCGCAGGAGCTGTGCTCGATGGCTATGACGATACCGACGAGGAAGGAAAGGACGGATCTGAATGAGCGTTATTAAAGGGCTCCGTGCAGCCACCGCACGGTCGCCCACCATCAGAAAAGCGGTGACAGTCGGCGCACTTGCAGCCTCCGGTGGTCTGGCTGCCGGGGAGGACGTACAGAGCGTGGCGCGAAAGCTGAGCGCGGTAGACCGCTGTATTGAGATACTGAGCGACAGCATGGCAAAGCTGCCGAGCTTTGTGATCGACAACCGCACGCGTGAGCGTTTGCCGCACAATATCCTGTATCTGCTCAATGTGCGGCCAAACGAGGCAATGACGCCGTTTGTGCGAAAAAAAGTGCTGGAGACCAGCCGCCTGGAAGGCGGCAACGGGTACGACTGGATTATCCGCGATCCGTCGACCGGACTGCCGAAGGAGTTGATCCCTGTGCCGTGGCAGCTCGTGCAGCAGTGGCATGACGGCGCAGGCCGCATCTGGTATGACATCACGCATCCGCTCACCGGCGAGCTGATGCGGTTGGCAAATGAAGATGTGTGTCACTATAAAAACGCCACGCGGAATGGGCTGAAAGGAATTGGAACGCTGTCGCGTGCGGAGGACGTCATTGCCGCGGCGCGCGCGGCACAGCAGTATGACGCTTCGTACTATCAAAACGGCGGCCAGCCCGGCGGCGTGCTGGAAACAGAGGCCGATCTCGGTGGCTATGCAAAGAACGAGCGCGGCGGCGTACTGACCCGCCCTGACGGATCTGTTGTGACGCTGAAGGATCAGCTGCGCAGCGAATGGGAAAAGGTCCACCTTGGCCCGAGCAATGCACACCGCACAGCGATCCTCGACCTCGGTCTCAAATACACGAGCATCGCCAGTTCGAACCGCGATGCGCAGTTTGTGGAAAATAAGGAGATCTCCGTTAAGGACATTGCCCGCTACTTCGGCGTGCCGCTCTACAAGCTGAATGAGGGAAAACAGGCATACGGTTCCAACGAGCAAAACTCCATCGAGTATGTTGTGAGCACGCTGCATCCAATCGTAACGCAGTATGAAGAGGAGCAGACCTATAAGCTGCTGACCGACAGTGAGCTGAAAAAGGGACTTGAGATCCGCATCAACATGATGGCCGAGCTCAAGGGCGACACCTCCAGCCGGGCTACGTGGTACCGCGCAATGAGCGAGCTGAGTGTTTTTTCTCCGGACGACATTGCTGGAGGATCTCCCGAATATTCCGGGTGGCAACCGACGCCGGGCGAGTCTTAACTACGTGCCGCTTGACCTGTGGCCGGAACTGAGCAAGCAAAGACGCGGCGGCATCACCGCCGGAGAGGAGTAACCCATGGAAATGATCTACAAGTCTGCAAGGCTTGAAAAGCAGACACTGAGTGAAAGCGAGCTTGCGCTCATCAACAAGCAGTCCCTTCGGGAGCTGAGTGCAGACGAAGTGTTCGCCTTCCGCCTGGCAGCCTGTGATAACCAGGTAGACCGCGACAACGAGAGGTTCACCGAAAATACACTGGAACAGCTCGCAAAGCTGTACATCGGCAAGACGGTGCTGCTTGATCATGTTTGGAGCGCCAAGTCGCAGACGGCGCGCATCTACAACGCCTATGTGAGCGGCGATGGTGACGTCAAGCGCCTGATTCTCTGCTGCTACACCGTGCGCACAGAATCAATGGCTGACACGATCTCCGCCATCGAGGGCGGCATTCTGCGTGAATGCAGCGTCGGCTGCGCGGTTGAGCATGTGCTTTGCTCTATTTGCGGCGCGGATCAGCGCACGACGCTCTGTCAGCACCGCGGCGGCCATGAATACGACGGCAAGATTTGTCATTTTGACCTTGTCGATGCTTGTGAAGCTTATGAGGTCAGCCTTGTGGCTGTTCCTGCGCAGCCGGAAGCCGGTGTCGTTAAAGCGAAGCGCTATGGCGGTACCGAGGGAAAAGAACCCCATGCGCCGGGCGGCGCAGAAGATAAAGAGCGCTGGCAGGATGAAGCCGCGCTCGCGCTTGAAAAAATGAGATTTTAAGGAGGATACATCATGCGCAGAAAGTACAATGACCTGCTGGCGAAGCGCGCCGGCATGCTGGCAGAGGCCGAAACGCTGCTGAAGGACGGCAAACGTGAGGACTACAAGTCCAAGATGGCCGAGATCGGTAACATCAACGACGAGATCACGGAGGTCAAGGCCTTCATCGACGAGCAGGACCGCCAGTTCCTGGAACGCAAGGACGATCCCGGCGAGGCGAAGGACAAGGCTGCTGAGCGCGGCAATACCCTGATGAAGGGCGGCAGCATCGCCCTGAGCGCGCAGGAGGTGCGCAAGGGCCTGTATCTTGCCAGCAAGTCCGTCACGCTGGCGACCACCACGCTGGTCGAACCCACGGGCGCGGGCCGCAACATCCGCGACGGCATCGGCAATCTGGTCAGCTCCATCATCGACCAGGTCTACGTGCAGGATCTGACCGGTATGGGCTCGTTCCTGGAACCCTACGTCATCAGCGAACTGGACGCCAAGGGAGGCAAAGTCTCGACCAACGCAGGCAAGGCGCGTACCGCCTCGAGCGATCCGACCTTCGGCGTGGCCAAGATCAGCCCCTATGAGCTGAACACCACGAGCTACGTTGACCGCAACATCTCCCGCCTGAGCCCCGCGGGCTACTACGACAAGGTTTATGGCATGGCGCTGCGCGCGATGCGCCGCAAGGCCTGCGGTCTGATCGCCAACGGCGATGGCCAGGCCTCGCCCGACATGTACGGCGTCAAGAATGCGAAGAACATGGCGGGCAACGCCATCTTTGCCTCCGTCGACGTGACGGCCATCGATGAGAACATCCTCGATGATCTATTCTTCTCTTACGGCAGCGATGATGCTGTAGGCCAGAACGCGCGCCTTTATCTGACCAAGACCGACCTGAAGGCCATCGGCAAACTGCGCAACGGCGACAAGGAGCGTGTATTCAAGGTTCGCCCTGATCTGGGTAATCCCAATGTCGGCATCATTGAAGACGGCGGCACGTCCATCCCGTATACGATCCTTCCTGACCTGACGAGCCTGTCCGGTGCGACGCAGTCTGCCGGCGCCGCGATCCAGACGATGCTCTATGGTGACCCGAGCAACTACGAGCTCGGTCTGTTCGGTGACTTCACCGTCCGCGTGGACGAGAGTATCAAGGGCGAGGAGCGTATGCTCACGATCCTGGGCGACACGATGATCGGCGGCAACCTGATCGTCGACAAGGGCTTTGTGGTGGCAACGCTGCCGAAGAGCGGCGGCTGATAACCGATGGTCCTGACGGATGACCGCCGGAAGGCGCTGGCGGAGTACTGCCGTGTAGATGATGACGATGCGCTGCTTGGCGGTTTCTTCATCGCGGCGACCGGGTACATGGGGACCGCAGGCATTCGCGAGCCTGAGATCGGATCTCCGCGCGCGGCACAGTACGACCTGTGCGTCAATTATCTGGTGCTTGATATGTACGACCGAAGAGACGTGAGCTTGGCAGGAACGGTGGTTGCTGACAATCCTGCCTTTCGCCGGATGGTAAATCAGTTAAAACTCAGCGAGCCGGTGTCCGATTCGGGCACCGGCGGTGATGGAGAATGAGCGATGACATCGAAAAGCAATCTGCTGGCCGACAGCCTGCGGCAGCGCGTCGAACTGCTGGAAC